AACTCTTGAAAAAAGCCATCTAATTGCTTAATTTGCTCTGCGTTTAATGTTATTGTCATATTTGGTTATTTTTACAAATTTAGGTAAAATTATTTAGCTGCAATCATTGCTTTTAATTCTTCTATTTGAGCTTGTTGTTCTTGTATTGCTTTTACCAACATAGGTATTAAGACTGTTGTTTTCACAGACTTTAATCCTTCTTTGTCTTTATCTACCATATTAGGGAATACTTCTTCCATTTCTTGTGCAACAAAACCTAATTGTTTTAAATCTTCTCCAATAAAATTAAAGTTTCTAACTTTTAATTGTAGTATCTTATCAAGTTTAGGAGTAGCATCTATAATATTTTCTTTTAATGTAGAATCCGAAATTGTACCATATACACCAGTTCTATTTACTGTAGTACCGCTTGACCAAACAATAAATTTATCATTAGTTGTATCAGCACAAGCAATAAATTGTTGGTCTCCAGTTATATTTGGTGAAGTAGTGGTATATCTAATGCTTAATCCATAAGGCACAGCTGATGCTTGTGAAAAAATTACACCATAGTTTGAATTTTGAGAACTATATAATTCGTGAGACGCACCAGATGTAGAAACATAAGTTCCATTATTACTTGCTTTAAAGAATCCCCCAGATGTAAATCTTGCTCTTTCGGTATTTGAACTACCAGTATTAAACGCTAAAAATCCAGTTCCATTATCTGCTACAATTTTAGCTATTAAATTACCACTACCGTTAAAATATGATAAAGCTGGTTGTGAAGCAGTACCACCATCATTAAGTGCTTTAATTGCAATACCAGTTCCATTGGTATTATTATTCATTAGCACAGTTAGCTTATTGCTATCAATAGGGCTACTCGTTCCGATTGCAACGTCACCATTTCCATTTAAAACCATTTGATTATAAGCATTAACACCAAAACCAAGATATTGAGTTGCAGTTGTATTACCTCCAGTATGGCTTATGTATGAATCACTTGTAGTTCCATCACCAATAGCTATTCTTGCAACATATCCACTACCTTGGTTTTTAAAATATGCTAAGTTAGGAACACTTGCTACTGCACCACTTGTTGAAATTGAAGCATTTAATTGCGTTGCCGTTACACTACTTGAGAATGTAGCAGCACCAGTAGAGGATAATGTAAATTGTTGAGATGCTCCATCATTTGCAGACATATACAAATATCTATTTGCTGCAGTAGCACTATCTTGATATCCTATCCACCCGTTTGAGTTTACGCCATCTGTAAGAGAAATAGACATTGCTTGTCCACTTGCAGTACCTGCAATTCTTAATTGATTTGTTGAAAAACTATTCCATGCAGTATTATTATTAGTTACTTGTAATCTACCAGCAAACGTAGCACTTGTACCACTTAAAGCACCAGTAAGTGTACCACCAGTTAAAGGTAAGTAAGCATTAGAATCGACACTACCATCAGCTTTTAAGAACTGAGATGCTGTACCACCACTCTTAACTAAAGTGGTTGCGTTTAAAGTACCTATGATTGTTGCAGCGTTACCACTACCACTTGTTTTGTTTATATATAATCCTTCTCCATTCCCACCCTTTGTTATGTTTAAAGCTATTCCGCTTCCGCTTGTATGACCAATAGTAAAAGTATTACCACTACCACTACTTGAGAAGCTGCCAGTAGTTCCGATTAATCCTCCAGTTAAAGTACCACCAGTCAAGTTTAACTTGCTATCAAGCTGAGTTTGTATAGCACTTGTTACACCAGCTAAATAACCTATTTCTGTAGTTGTAGTAGTAGCACTTGCTGCAATCTTACCACTACCATCAGAAACCAATGCTCTTGAAGCAGTTAAGTTAGCAGTTACTACGCTTGATGCACCACCAGTAATAGATGCTTGTGCTCTTGCTGTAGTAAAGTATTGATTTGTTCCCTCAGCGACATCTGATGTTGTTAAAACAACAGTTCCAGCAAATCCGTTAACTGTTGTAACCGGGAATGTAATATTTGTATTAGAAGCACTTGTAATTCTACCCTTTGCATCTACAGCGATTGTAGGCACAGCAGTAGAAGTTCCGTAAGTTGTAGCAGTAACTCCAGTATTAGCCAATGTTAAGGCAGATGTTACGTTTGCACTACCATCGAAGCTAACTGACCATGCAGCATCTCCACTTGCAGCTATTGTTCTTGCAGTAGATAAAATGTTTGCAGCATTTGCTGTACCATTTAAGTTACCATCTACGTTAGCTACTAAAGTTGCAACTGTATAACCAGTTCCAGTAGTGTTAACCACGTTTGTAGGTTCATCTACTAAACCAGTAAATATCTTAAACTTACCAGCATCAGAAGCATCTCTAAATAAACCAGTAAACTCTACTCTTTCTTGAACAGCATCATAGTATCTACCATAATATCCAATGTCAACCGCATCTGTTGTGTTGTTAGTATTAGCTACCTCAAACAATGGGTCTTTAGAAGATATAGATTCTGTGTTTACATAAGTTGCAGTACCATTGATAGTTAAGTTACCACTTACAACTAAGTTGTTAGGCATTGTAACATCGTTAGTAAACCCTATTGTTGTAGTGTTACCTACAGTTGTAGCTGCAATTTGATTAGCAGTTCCGTTTATTGTTGTAATACCTAAGTCAGTCCAAGTAGCCGTAACCACGTTTGCATCTTGCTGAGTTAAAGATAAAGTCTTTGTTGTTGTGCCGCTTACTGCAGCAGATACGATAGAACGATTGTAAGCTATATCGTATTGACCTAATTTAACCGTAGTAGGAATCTCATAACCAGCAGTTAAGCTAAATATACCACTATTGTTAGCGTAAGTTAATCCAGTCGCTGTTGATGATAATGCAAGTCTTGAACGTGCATCTGTATAATACAAGTTTGTGCCTTCTGCTAAATCTGTTGTAGACTTTGCAGCAAAAGCGGTATTAAATCTTGCTTGTGTATAGTAAAGGTTTGTACCCTCTGCTAAGTTAGTTGTAGTCTTAGTACCAAATCTTGAATCAAATCTTGCGTCTGTCCAATATAAGTTAGTTCCTTCAGCAATGTTTGTTGTAGTCAAAGTAACTGAACCACCTAAAGCAACCGATTGGCTGTTTATAGTAATTGAGCTATTAGATAAACTTGCGTTAGGAATAGCAGCTAAGTTAAAAACACCAGTTGTGTTATTGTAAGAAAGACCAGTTCCAGCAGTTACACTTAAAGCAGTTCTTGCTCTTGCGTTAGTAAAGTACAAGTTAGTAGCACCTTCTGCTAAATCATCTGTGTCACTTGCCGCAAGGTTAGTTGCAAAGTTTGCATTACCTCTTGCAGTTGTAAAATAAAGATTCGTTCCTTCTGCCAAGTTTGTTGTGCTCTTAGCAGCGAAAGCTGAATCAAATCTACCTTGAGTATAGTATAAATTGCTACCTTCTGGTACAACGCTTGTAGTTCCAGTAAAGTTACCAGTTAAAGTTGCAGCACCATCATTATAAGTCCATGTAATTCCAGTACCATTTTGAATCAATGCTGCTACAGTATCATCAATAAGGTCTTTAATCTGTATTCCACCACCAGTAATAATCAAGTCGCCAGTAATAGTTAAATCACCATTGACAGTTGCAGCTATGGTAGAAAGAGATAAGGCAGTATTTACTCCAGCACCATCTTGAACTGGTTGTAAACTAGCACTTACCCCAACATTATTAGCACCAATCTGTAATACTTGTCTATATGTATTTTTTACCGCTTTACCTTGAAGAGTAGCCATTATATTTTAATTTTTTTAATTTTAGTAACCATTTTATATAGTTCTTCTGAAGCCGAGTTAAATAAGAATGGTCTATGGGGCAAATTTACTAAATTTCCATTACTCCGTTTAAAAGTTAATGCATATGCCTCAAGTTTGTTCATACTTAGGTTTCTATACACTGGAATTTGAAATTCATTACCAGTACCAAACTCTACAAAAGGAGAATAATTTGCTCTCCTTCCCATGTGTCCTTTAGAACCAACCTTTGCTCCTACATTCATATTATATGGCATACTATAAATAGATGCCTTTAATTGACCAGTTTTACCTAATGGTGCCCTTGCTCTTGCATTATTTTCTATAGCAATTACAGATTCATTTATTATCTTTTGTACTTGCTGAGTAACTAAGTATGGTGCTTCCTTTAGCCTTTTGGATAAGCTAGTAACACTTTTGCTTTTATTTATAGTAAATGACATTAAGTAGTTTCCCAGGTTGTACTAATATTTTCCCAGAAAGCAGTAATACTATCCCAAGTACCAACTCTCTTTAAGGTAGAACAAGTGATTCTCAAAAAGTTGTGTCCGTCAAACTCATCTATTACGCTGCTAATCAAGTAGATATTGCTATCATACAAAATAGTAAGGTCGTTAGAAATAGAGATACTATTGGCATCTCTTATCCTAAAAACAATGTTATCTGATATAGAATCCTTAC